AAAAAATTTATAACAGAAGAAGAAAAAAATACGTTAAAAGAAATTCAATTAAAAACACAATCTTTAGTAATAGAATTAGGTGAAATTGAATTAGTTAAACTTCAACTTAATAAACGTTATGATGTTGCTAAAACATTTTTAGACAATCTAATTAAAGAAGAAGAAAATTTTAACCAATCAATAGCCAATAAATATGGTAAAGCCACAATCAATCCAGAAACCGGTGAAATAACTGTACTAGGGTAATCTGATTTGAAATATACCATATTTATAACAAAATAATTTCTTTGTAATGGCAGAAACAATTATATCACCTGGTGTACTAGCAATAGAAAACGATCAATCTTTTATCACTCAAGTCCCTACTCAAGTAGGAGCTGCTATTATAGGCCCAACGGTTAAAGGTAAAGTAGGTATTCCTACTTTAGTTACATCTTGGACAGATTATAAAAATAAATATGGTGATACTTTTGTTAGTGGTGGTCAAACTTACACGTATTTTACCTCGATTTCTTCTTACAATTATTTTGCTGGAGGTGGAGATGGATTATTAGTAACTCGTGTAGTAAGTGGCAGCACCGCTACTGCTTGGACCCCAGCAACATCTTCATTTATTTCAGCTTCAGCATTTAATGCTGGTTCCCCTTACAATCAAGATATATTTGTATTAGAAACTCTTGCTGAAGGAGAAATAATGAATAGTACAGGCCCTACAGGGTCTAATAACACTTTATTAAGTGGCTCATCTAATAACGTTAGATGGGAAATAGGAGTTCCTGATGTAAATAATGGAACCTTTTCTTTATATATAAGACAAGGAAATGATACTCAAACTTCTAAAATTGTTTTAGAAACTTTTGATGATTTAACGTTAGACCCTCTTTCTCCTAACTATATAGAAAAAAGAATTGGAAATCAAATTGAAGTTGTAACCAATGACCCATCTACAGGAGAGTATTATGTTCAACTTTCAGGAAGCTATGTCAATCAATCAGCTTATGTTCGTGTTAAACAAGTAAACCAAACTACTCCAAATTATTTTGATAATAATGGTATTCCTAAAAACCAATTTACTGGTTCTTTACCTATCATTAGCAGTGGATCATTTGGAGATGGAAAAGGGAGTAATATCCCCTCAGGTGTTGCAGGAGCATACTATGAAACTATCTCAGCAACTAATATTCAAGGATTAACAGCTAATGATTATACAGAATCTATTGCTTTATTAGCTAATAGAGACGCTTATCGTTATAATTTTATTACAGCCCCGGGATTAATAGGTAATTCATCCTATCATTTTTCAGTTGTTCAACAATTGATTACAATGGTTCAAGATAGAGCAGATACTATGGCAGTAATTGATGTTGTAGGATTTAATTCTAATTTAATTCCTGTAACTACTGCAGCTAGTGCTTTTGATAATTCATATACTGCAACTTATTGGCCTTGGTTAAAAACTATTGATCCTTCTTATGCTAGTCAAGTTTGGTGTCCACCATCTACAATGATGCCTAGAGTATATGCTCAAAATGATAATATAGCTTATCCATGGTTTGCTCCTGCTGGTGTAAATAGAGGTGTGTTGTCTACTGTGATTACAACTGAAAAAGTTTTAACACAATCAAATAGAGATTTACTTTATCAAAACAATGTAAATCCTATTGCTACATTTTCATCAAACGTTACTCCTGCAATTGTAGTATTTGGACAAAAAAACATTACAAAAGAAAAAAAGTGCACTAGACCGTGTGAATGTAAGACGTTTATTGATTGAATTGAAATCATATATTTCTCAAATAGCTGATTCTTTTGTATTTGAACAAAATAACCAAATTACCAGAGACCAATTACTAGCCGCTATTAACCCATACCTTTCAGTAGTTCAACAACAACAAGGATTAACATCTTTTCAAGTAATAATAGATGAAACAAATAATCCACCATCAGTAGTAGACAACAATCAAATGGTAGGACAAATTTATCTTCAACCTACTAAATCAGCTGAATTTATTGTGTTAAACTTTAATATATTACCTACAGGTGCAAC